CATTTAAAACAATAAATAAAGACCAAATTAAAGAACTGTTATCATACTTAGAAACAATTGAAAAAGAGAATTTTTGGTATGGTGATGACGATGAGGAAGAAGATCCAGATTTAGCCTAATAAGGATATATTATGATTTTAGTTGATATGAACCAGATTTCTCTCGCAAGTGTAATGATGCACTTGCACATGAGTAAATCAAAAGAGCCTGATGAAAATACAGTGAGACATATGATTCTCAATTCTTTGCGTATGTACCGTACCAGATTTTCTTCAGAGTTTGGCGAATTAGTTTTATGTTATGACTCTAAACACTATTGGCGGCGTGATTACTTTCCACAATATAAATCGGGAAGAAGGAAGTCTAGAGAGAATGACAGCAAGGATTGGGATGCAATCTTTTCCTGTCTCAATCAAATCAAAGATGAAATCAAAACCAACCTGCCATACAAGGTTCTTGAAGTGTATGGTGCAGAAGCAGATGATATCATTGGCACAATTTGTGCAGAATATTCAGAAGAAATAATGATAATTTCAGGTGACAAGGATTTCATTCAACTTCAAAAATATCCGAACATCAAACAGTACAGCCCAATCACCAAGAAATCAGTGAATGGTGAAAATCCAGGCAAGTATCTTAAAGAACATATTCTTAGGGGTGATACCAGTGATGGCATTCCCAATGTACTGTCGCCAGACAATACCTTTACAGATGGGTTGAGACAGTCCCCAATTACCAAGAAAAAGATTTCTTCATGGTTGGACCATCATTTTGATGATGTTGCTCCAAACGATGAAGTGAAAAGAAATTATCAACGAAACAGAAAGTTGATTGACCTAACGTATGCACCAGAGGAGCTTTCAGTTGAAATACTCAACACATATAAAGAGTCTCCATCAGGTGATCGTAGTAAACTACTAAATTATTTTATACAAAAGAGATTGCGAAATCTCACAGAATCGATAGGAGAATTCTAATGCCAGAACAAACATACACACCTTCATTTCATGAAGTGTTATCTAAGCTAAGTAAGATTAAATCAAAGAAAGATAAGGTTACATACCTGAAAGAATATAATAGCGATTCTCTTCGGATGGTAATCAAGTCGTCTTTTGACCCCAAAATCAAATGGCTCCTTCCTCATGGTGAAGTTCCTTATAAAGAAAATGAGGCACCAGAAGGAACAGAACACAGTGACTTGTCATATGAGGCAAGAAAGCTTTATCATTATATTGAAGGTGGTAATAATTCTTTAAAACAGAACAGGCGAGAGATGATGTTCGTTCAGTTGTTGGAAAGTTTACACCCTGCCGAGGCAGACTTGTTGGTTGCTGCGAAAGATAAAATTTTGCACCAAAAGTACAAAGGACTGTCCAAGAATGTAGTAATGGAGGCCTTCGATTGGGATGATGAATTTATGCTTATCGGAGACAATTATCAAGAAGCTCCACGGGTAGAATAATGTATCGTCCTCTTCCAGACGGGTTAACCATCAAAGATAGTGGTATTGACGGTCTGGGCGTGGTTGCAACAAAAACATTTAAGGCAAATACTATATTAGGAATAGTGCATGTTGTTAATAAGAACTTTCCTCATGGCTACATAAGGACTGCTTTAGGTGCGTTTTATAATCATTCTAATGATCCCAACTGTATCGTGTTAGATGGATACTGGCAACAAATGTCAGTAAAATATCTGATGACACAGAGAGATATTTCAGAGAATGAAGAACTAACTGCAAAGTACTCTTTATATGCGATAAATGGGGATTCTTGGGAGTAGCCTGTTGCAAAAATGTCACACAATTCATGGATTTGATGTTTTTTTAAATGTTGTTTAGAATCAATGACTTACATGGTAAGATTTTCCTTGACATTTCCTGCTGGGTCTGGTACAATAGGGACATAATGAAAGGAAAAATGTAATGACTGTTTATGTAAGAGAAAGTTCCGTATCCATCCTATCTGGTCTATCTAAGATGAAGGCTGCGATGGTTGAGGACTATCATAATTTCCCTGTTAATGATGATATGAAGGCAGAGTATGCCGACAAATTCACAGTAACATATGGTACGAAGTACATCAAAATCTCCGACGCTCGGGGTGGTGTTCTTGCGTTTGTCGTTGGTGTTGACAATGACAAGAAATTCAAAAAGGGTGACATTCTGAAACCCGCCGGTTATGCTGCTCCTGCTCGGAACGGCGCACGGGGAAACATCCTTGAAGGTGGTTATCCCATAAACTGGACCGGCCCCCTGTATTTCAAATAAGGAGAAAATGTTATGAATAAAAAGAACGCAACATTTTGGATTAAGGAACGGGATAGTCAGCGTAAGTGGTTTGCGAACCACGGTGGCAACTTGGCTGCCTATGTTGAACGGTATGGTAGTATTGATGATGAAGAATATTACGGCCAGGGTGGTGAAGCTATTTTCAAGGCCGATAAGGGCGCATTTGATCTGGCTGAAAAGAAGGGTCTTGAGGCCCAGAAAGTTTTGGGGTTGTTGTTATGACTAGAAAAGTTGGAACCCATGGGTGAGTATGAGTGCTGGAACTGTAATGAGATTTTTGAGTTGGATGAACCACCTTATGATGGTTTTGAAATTTGTGATGAGTGCAGAGCAGAAGCAAAGGAAACATAATGGCGTATAAAATTAGACTAGGTGGAACAAATGAATTTGTGTCGGCGATTGACCCACACGCTTCTCATTGCTATCCGCCTGGTGAAGTAAAATTTGTAGAGGGTTGGAGTAATCCAGCTGCTATAGTTTTTCTCACAAAAACCTCAGCCGAGAGGGCTAAGGATAAGGTGTGGGAAATAGAAGGTTTTCATACAATGATTGAGGAAATGATATGAGTAAGATGAAAAATTATATGATGGACATTGAAGAGTTTTGTGATGACTATTTGCATGCCGCGTACCGGTACGGGGTTACGCCTTCAGCTGAAGAAGTTGCAGCAGATGCTGAAAATCACTTTAATTCCAAGATGGCTGGAGATTATGCCGAGGAATATGTCACCAAAATTCTTGGTGCCCTTTAGGATACGACTATGATAATCCACATCAACGGTTCTAATAAAACAGTTCGCAAGTTGGTTGAACGTGCGGCATGGTTTTATGCTGAAAAATTGATGGGTAAGAGATTAATGTCGGGACTAGACATTACCATCAAATTCAAGAAAAATATGCTAGATAAGACTGGCTTTGAAGGTACTGCCATATGGGAAGATAGTGGTTATCGTTCAAGAGAGTTTACTATTGAACTTGATCCTGGCGTGAAAATTAGAAATCTTTTAATCACTCTCGCTCATGAGATGGTTCATATTAAGCAATGGGCCAAAGATGAAATGTATGAATATATGGAACCCAATATGGTACGCTTTAAGGGTGAAAAACTTCACCTCAAAGAAATTAATTATTGGGATTATCCTTGGGAAATTGAAGCATATGGACGCCAACTAGGACTGTTTGTTCGGTTCTGTGAGAAGGCTGGTATTGCAGACCGTGAAGATATGCAGGAGGTTACATAATGTATAACTTTAAGATTGATGAAGACACAGCAGAAGAATTAGTAAAAGAAGTGTTGCTTTGGCATTTGGATGATGTAAAGAGTTTAATTTCTTCTGTGGAAGGTCAATCACCATTAACTGATCTTATGAAAAAAGATTTGGAAGAGAACCGAAAACTTGAAAATGCATTGACTGAAGTTATTGGATATTTTTCAACCCAAAAAGATTTAATAAATGATGTCCCCCCTCCCGTGATGGCTGCATTTGACTTTCATGATGGTAACGGTCCTGTCTCTGCCCAGAAACATCCTAACGGTGGTGGTTGGGTAGCACAGACTGCTATTGTTGAAAATATGGTCTATGTTGGGCCTGATGCAAAAGTGTATGGAAATGCAAGAGTATATGGAAATTCGAGAATTTCTGGAACTGCTGAAGTATTTGGGGATACTAAAATAACAGATGGTCATTTTCATGGTTGGCAGAGTGACGGACCATTTGGAAATATAAAGGGTTATATGGGGTAAAAAAAGATGAAGAAGATGATGATGACTGAAATGGAACGTGACATTTATACTCGTGCAGCTAAGCATTATATAAGAAAACATGATATTCTTGTTGAATATGAATATGGGCGCCCATCCATAACCATAAAGGAATTTTGGGATGATTATTTCGCTGGCAAGGAACTCTTAGAATGAATATCGAAGTTTCCTATATACTAAGGAGCATGTAACATGACAGAAGTAATGACGAAAGAAGATTTACTAAAAAGAGAGATTGTTGAGCTGCAAAATTCTGTACACGTTATGTTGATGAGACATAAAGAACTTGCAGATACAGTTTTTAATCTGAAATGCATGGTTAAAGATTTGGGTGGCGATCCTAACCAATCGGAGTTAAAAGTTTAATGCCAACATATGCATTCACCGATAATAATACAGGGAAAACATTTGATGAGTTCATGGGAATGAGCGAAAAAGATGAATATCTAAAAAAGAATCCCCATATTAGTCAAGTTCCAGTGTTGTTTTCATATGTTGGTGACCATATTATGGGTGTTGGTCCTAAAGTAGACGGCGGGTTTACTGAGCGTATGGAACAGATTGCAAATTCACACCCGGGCTCACCTCTCGCAGACAGATATGCACGAACACCAACTAAAACAATCAAGACAAGAAACGTATTGAAAAAACATAAGGTGATATAAATATTGGTACGGGCGAGAAATCAAACTTCAGCACCTACGCACAGCGTAGATACAAGCTTGGAAGTCCCTCCGCCCATGTACCATAGAGAGGGGAGGGCCGCCCTCCCCTCTCACTATTATGTAATTGGGATGTAATATGGCAAGCAAGAAAAATAAAGAAATTAACCACAGTAACATTGTTGCTGTAAAACCGATTACTGACAATCAGAAATTAGTTTTTGACTCTTGGAAAAAGGGAAAGAACCAATTTTTATTTGGTGCGTCAGGTACAGGTAAAACTTTCATTTCATTATATTTAGCACTAAAAGATATATTAGACTTAAAGAAAAATTATGACAAGGTAATTCTTGTTCGTTCTCTTATACCTACAAGAGAAATTGGATTTCTTCCCGGCGATGAAGAAGACAAGGCTGCATTATATCAAGTGCCGTATCAGAACATGGTTCAATTCATGTTTGAGATGCCCAGTGAACAATCATTCAATAATCTATATAATCGACTCAAGTCACAGGGCACCTTGTTCTTTTTATCAACTTCTTTTCTAAGGGGATTGACATTTGACAACAGTATCATTATAGTAGATGAGTGTCAGAATTTAAATTTCCATGAGCTGGATACAATCATCACAAGGATTGGACAAGATTCAAAAATAATCTTTTGCGGTGATTTTGACCAGACTGATTTGGTTCATCATAATGAAAGAAACGGACTACATGATTTCTTGAAAATATTGGAAGAAATGGAAGAATTTAATTGTTTGGAGTTTACTCTGGGCGACATTGTACGTTCAGGGTTTGTACGTAATTATCTAATCAACAAAATAAAATTAGGGATTGGTATAGAATAACAATGGACATAAAGCAAATAGACATTGACGGATACGAAAAGGTTATTCACGCTACAGAAAAATCTACAGGTCTGGATTGTTATATTGCAATACACTCTACAACCCTCGGCCCTGCTTTGGGTGGTGCTAGATTTTGGAAGTATGAAAAAAGTCATGATGCAATAGAAGATGTATTAAAACTTTCAAAGGGAATGACATATAAAAATAGTCTTGCGGGACTAAATGTTGGCGGTGGTAAGGCTGTAGTTAATTTACGAAACGCTGAAAAAACACCAGAACTACTCACAGAATTTGGAAAAGTAATAGACTCTTTGGGGGGTAAATATATCTCCGCTGAAGACGTAGGCAGCAGTCCAGAGGATATGCAGATCATCAATAAGGTGACTGAACATGTTATCTTTACAGGGACAGACCCAAGTCCTGCAACCTCATTAGGTGTTATTCGAGGGATGGAAGCCTCAGTTAATTTCCTCAGAAATGAAATGGCGCCCGGACAAAGTTTAAAAGACATACACATTGCAATACAAGGAATAGGTCATGTTGGTTATAATCTTGCAGAGATGTTACATCAGAAAGAAGCAAAACTAACCATCACTGATTTAGATATGGACAAGTGTAAAGAACTTGCAGCAAAGACAGAGGCAACCGTTGTTGGACTAGATGAAATATATGAAGTGTCTTGTGATATTTTTGCTCCTTGTGCTTTGGGTGGTTCCATCAATAAAGATACTGTAGAAAAACTGAATTGCAAAATCCTATGCGGTGGTGCCAACAATCAGTTGATTAACTCTATGATGGGTTATGTACTCAAGGATAAGGGTATCATCAATGCTCCTGACTTTCTCGTCAATGCGGGTGGAGTACTTGATACCAATAAAGATTTCGGTTTTGTAGCAACAGATTTTCATGTAGCAAATATCATCGATGGAATTTATGATAGAACTATGCAATGCTTGACTGAAGCTAAAGAGAAAAATCTACCAACTAACATTGTGGCTGAAATGATGGCTGATAAAAGATTGAAAGAAATACAAATAAAATCAGCCAGAGAATCTTGGCCAGGACCGGGAGTGTAATATGGATTTACCAAAACTTAGGAAAGAATTAGAAACTGATGAAGGGTGCAGATATGAAGTATATCTTGACCATCTCGGCAACCCTACGTTTGGTATAGGCCATCTTATAGTTCCCAGTGATCCAGAATATGGTAAAGATATTTGGACTCAAGTTACATCAACACGGGTTCATGAATCCTTTGCTAATGATATTGTAAGTGTTTTAGCTGATTGTCAAAAACTCTATGAAGATTTTTATGACTTACCGGAAGAAGCACAAAGAATTATTGCCAATATGATGTTCAATATGGGATATACAAGATTGAGTAAATTTGTGGGCATGAAACGTGGAGTTGATTCACAGGATTGGAATGCAGCCGCTGCTGAGATGATAGATAGCCGTTGGTATCGTCAAGTCACAAATAGAGCGGTGAGATTGGTTGAGAGGATGAAAAGTTTATCTGATGTTTAAGCATCGTTCACTGAATTTACCAGATTTACAAACTAAGATTATTGATGGAAGGAGATTTTATGAAACTCCTGAGAAAAATTATTATCCATCAATCACAACAGTTTTGTCTATTCGAAGTAAACAAGGACTATCTGAATGGCGCAAACGGGTAGGTAATGATGTTGCTAATCACATTTCCAGAACCGCAGCGGCACGAGGAACCAAAGTTCATCAAATGTGTGAGGATTATCTTAACAACCAATCCTTCAATTTCCCCAATAAATGGAAAGAACATCAGAAATCCTTTTTACCATGGTGCTTATTCAACCAATTACGAGAGAAGGCTCTAGATAATATCGACAACATATATGCTCTAGAGTGCGGTTTGTATAGTAATAAATATCAGGTAGCAGGTAGAGTTGATTGTATTGCTGAATATAACGGTATTCCTTCTATTATCGACTTTAAAACCTCTACAAAGGAGCGGACAGATAATTG